GTCAGTTGTAGTTACAAGTGGTTTTGCAATTGATCCATCAAAGACACGCCAGTAATTACCAGTATGATAAAATTGAAGTTGAGAATATGTAACTGGAGTTCCATTAGCATCAGTGGTTCTATTGACTTGAATGCCGCCAGATCCATCTACAATACTTACACCAGTTCTAAGTTCAATAGTAGGGTCTGCAACTGTTAGTGTTTGAGTATCAATAACAGTATTAGTTCCACTGACGACTAGGTTTCCGCTAATTGTTACTGTTGATCCATCATCTTCAATAATGCTATTAAGAAGTTGACCATTAGTTCCATCCCACTTCATCAACACGGCATCAGTTAAGTTACCAGCATTCTTCAACTGGAAATCAGAACCAGTAAGAACAATACCACTAGATGCAGTAAGTGCAGCACCAGTATCTGTATTAACAAATCCAATATCAATACTAGTTACACCAGCATTTGATGTTGTCGTAAGTGTAGCATCTCCAGAAGCAGTAATTCTAAAGTCTCCTGCTGCTAATGCGTTGGTTGCTCCGCCAGCAAGTCTAGTGATAGTATCATCATTTGGACTGTCAATAGAAATAGTTAGACCATCTGGAGAAGATGAAACAGTCGTGTTTCCATATGTTGATCCACCAACAAATGTAATGTCTCCACTTCTAAATGACCCAGACGCTCCACCTTTAACTCGTGTAATAGTATCAGTAGAACCAAAAGTAAATGTAGGATCTCCATTACCATCTTGACCTTGAACAATAGTAACTGGAGAAGTTGCTAGTAATGAAATGTCCCCATTTACAAGAGTTCCTCCATTTACCTTAAGATTTGTGATTGTGTCAACATCTTGAACATCAATATTTACTGTTTTGCTGGGGTCATCCATCGTGACCGTGCATCCAGTTCCAGTAAAACTTACCGCGCCAGTTTGAGGAGATCCTCCCTGAGCAGTAATTGTAGTTACAGTGTTATTATCAACTACCGTTCCAGAAATAGTAATTTCATCGTCAACTCTAACCAAACTTAATGACAATGGATTTGATCCCGAGGGAACAGAAGCAGGAGGACCCACAGAAAGTGATACATCTGCGTTTACACCAGATCCAAAGTTTCCACCAGAGGTAAGACGAATTAATTTAGTGGTTGCTGACAATCCATCCTGTGCTGATAACACATAGGTTGTATTGTTATCAGGGGTAACTACAGATCCACCAAGTGGAATAGTAGTATTGTTAATTGTAATACCAGCATTAACTAAAGCACTATTAGGAATATTGGTTATCGTATTGTCACTTCCAGATATCGTGCAAATTTCAAGAGTTTTATTTGTGATTGTTTGTGTTTGATTTAAGTAAACATCACCAGGATTGTCCCAGAATACTGTTGATCCATCACTGCTTAGATACTTTCCAGCACCACTGTCTCCACCGATAACGATACCGTTACCAGTTAATTCCAATTTGTCACCTGCTACAATTTCTTCGATCTTTTTAGAAATTGCATTAACAATCAACGGAAAACGATCAGCCATTTAACTTTCCAATGGATACTAGTGCTCTGGATTTATTTATGCCTCATGAAATAACGATCTGTCCACGCATGTTGGAGTGGTTTGAACAAACATACCAATATGTTCCAGGATTAACCCCTGTTGTATCCCATATTACAGTATTGCCTAGAGATGCACCATTGCCAGTGATTGTTCCTGTAGTTACTTGATCACCTGTTCCTGTAGTTGGAGCTGTCTTAATGTAGAACGGATGAATAGAACCAGCATTGTTAGTAATCTCCATTGTGTCTCCAACATTAAAGTTCAAAGTCCAATCATCATAGGTTGCAGTATCATCAAAAGTAACACCAGATCTATCAGTTCCACTTGTCCATCTCCAATCAGAAGAGGAATCATTTCTAACGACAAGTGCATAAGTTTGTGATTGTGCTGAAGGAGCAGGAGCATACAAACTTCTTCTCCTAGGAAACGTCATATAGGATGTTCCGATGTTGGGAGAAGATCCATATTGAATTCCATCTACAGATCTATACCCAATCTGTTCATCTATATGTCCAGCAATTGGTCTTGGATTTACTGCATGTAAATACTTATTAGGACTACCCTGTCTACAAGTATTATCCTCCAAACCTCCGCCAGCAAGATCGAATGTCATATCACCATCAATGCTAAACTGACGTAGATATCCTAAAGCATCAGACTGAGTAAATCTTTCTTTTCCACTAGCAAGACACGCAATAATTCCACAAACTTGAGGTGATGCCATGCTTGTTCCATTGATTGGATAAAAATAGTTACCAGATCCTTGAGTGTACTTACTGTCATTCAATCCAGTGTTTCCATACGCTGAAAGAATGTTTACACCAGGAGCAAAAACATCAACGGCAGGACCGAAATTACTAAAACTAGCTCTTCTAAAATCTTTTCTTTTATCTAAAGCACCAACGTTGATAGAACTACTGTCTGCACAATTTGGAGCAGCGCCTCTGTTGTAGTATAGGGTTGGAAGTCCAGAAACGGTTGCGCGGTTATTCCAATCGTCACCATCAACCTCATCCATTAAAAGGTTATCATTACCAGCAGCACCAATAATTACAACACCGTCATCAATTGCATCTTGGACATCAGCAGCAGTAAAAGCATTGTGAGCTGGATAATACTGCATAAATCTAAATCCAAAGTCTGCTTCAATTCCTGCTTCAGTCCATCCAGATGGTCCAGGATTAGCAGCACTGTATGCCGTATTTCTGTATACAATTTGTGATATATCAGCAAGAGTAACTACACTACCTTTATTGTATGCAGATCCATAACTATGATTAGTAATGGTGGGATTTCGTTTTCCAGTAGCGGGATTGATTGGTTTACTCAAATGAAATGCTCTAAGATAATCAAAAATCAATAAACCACCCAACTGCTGACCAGATGGCCATGGATCAGTTACCGCAATGTTATAGATGTTCGCTTCTCGTGCCCATCCATAATGCTGACCACAAGCAGTTCCACATACATGATTACCGTGATACTGTGGTGTGGAAACATTAGTTCCGTATGTAATTGTTCCAGTTGGAAGTGTCTGTCCGTCGTCATCTCCGTCTGGACCAGAAACAAAACTATTCAATTCATTAAACCATTGATACTGAACAAATCTTGTTTGATTACTTGTAGGACTATACCATTCTTCACTATCGTATGAAATAGGATCATCGCAAATAACAACATCAACATGTCTACCGTTGTTAAATACTTCTACAGCATCAATGACTTGTTCATAAGTTGCGCCAAGATTTACAGATCCAAATTGAGTTTTACCTCTTTGTGCTTGATTTCCAGCACAGTGAATATGTCCCCACTGAAAATCATTAGAACTTACATTTAATGATGCGGAATCTTTCCAAAAATTTCCAGTTACTGCATAAGGTTCTCTATTAACCTGTCTTCTAAATTCGATCTTACTGACATCAGCAACTCCCCAAACTCTAGGATCTTGGCGTAGTCTTTCCGCCTGTTCCTCAGTCATCATATAATGAGTGTTCCTACTAAGAGGACGCTTCTTGACTAAAGGAAAATTAGACAGTTGCATTTCATTGTAAAACTGCTCCAGGTCTTCTTTTCTGTGGAGCGTTACAATATATTCCTTATCCATATCAAGCCTCTAGTTGAACAAAGGTGAGAGTTACAGTGACGTTTGTAGTAAAACCAGCCTTATTTACAATCTTAGCGTAGGTTGCATTAGTAGAAGAAGAATTGAAACAAATAGTTCCAGGAGTAATTAACTGTGTCGTAGAACCTGTGGTGATAACTTCTGCAAGAACACCAGAACCAGGAGTAGGATCAGTTGTCTCAGATCTGCTAGCATCGTTCGTTCTGCTTGCAGTATCACTGTAGAGTGTTACCCATGCAGCAACGTTTGTTTGGATACTCATCAATGCGTATGCTTTAGGAGTAGTAAACGTGACGTTTGATGCTGCTCCATTAGCAATAGAAACAGTTAACTGTGCAGTCGTTCTGGATTGTAGTCCTGTTGTCGCTACGCTACCCCAGTTGACATTGCCAGCCCCATCACTGATCAGTGCTTGACCACTAGTTCCATTGCTGGTTGGATAGGTTA